ATTTACTTGAAATCCTTTATCAGGAGCTATAGATGCAGTTACTGAGCCTGATGCTATTTGAGATAAATTAAGTCCAGTTATGCCTGATGCTGGTATGTTAATTAAACCTGATCCGTCTCCAGTAAATATACCACTTGCACTAATATTTGAACCTGTTATATTAGTTGCAGATAATGATACAAGAGATGTTATGCCAGATTGTGCTACAGTAAAATATTGACTACCTCCACTATTTGTTAAGTCTATTCTACCGCCACCAGATGTTAAACCTAATTTACCTCTAACGTTCATACCGCCGGCAGTTGTCCCAGGTCCCCATTGAATAAGATGATTAGTAGTTCCAGGATCACCATTATTTTGATAACCGGCAACAAGAAGTGCTCCTGAATTTCGTACATTCATTTTTAGAGCATTACTTCCGGCTGTTCCTGTAAAGCCTCCGTCTCTATCATTTATAGTTCTGGTTTCTAATATATTACCATTGGCAGTATATATTGAATCTACGCCAGTTAAACTTGATCCATCACCTATAAAATTAGATGCAGAAATATATCCGCTGGAACTAATATTGTTTTGTGCTATTATATCTCCAACAAATGTATGTGTATCAGATGATTCGTCTCCAAATATGTTTGATCCAGATGTTTCAATAGTTGATGCTGTAATAAATGATGATGTTAAATGAGTAACATTCATTCTAAATGCTTCTATATCATTTGCAAATATAGTTGAACTAGCACTTATAATAGATGCAGTCATTGGTCCTATACTATTTAAACTTGAAAATGATTCTAATTGTAAAAATTTTCCAAATCCAGCTTTTATTCTAGTACGTCCTCCAGCCGAATCTTGTACATTTAGTCCATTTTCAGAATCAAATTTTAATCTTCCAGTTTGTACACCTGTACTTTTATTTCTAAATTCAATAGTATCATCATCTGTAATTATATGACTAAATGATCCAGTAGGAGCAGTAACTAATATGCTACTGGATATTATACTAGCAGATATAGAAGTATTAACATGTAATCCATTATCAGGAGATATTGATGCAGTTGCAGATCCAGAACCAATTTGTGATAAATTTAATCCAACAATACCAGTAGCAGGAACATTTGTTAAGGAACTACCATCTCCTATAAATGATCCACTAAACGAACCAGATAATTGCAAATCGGTACGAAACTGTTTACTATCAAATAATCTTCCCATTACTCAGTGCTCCATCTTCCATTAACTACAATTGTATCAGAACTACTTAACGTATATCCTAATGATCCAGTATTAAAATTAATTGTTTGTGGGGATGTAATTATAGGTGTCCATGTATATAAATATTTGTCAATATATTGTCCGTTAATATATACATCAAATTCGTTTTTAGTAGCTGGTTCAGAATTTACAGGATTCAATGCTGCAGAACCAGAAACTTCAATTGTGTCAGCATCGTTAAATGATCCAGATTGATCTGATAAATTAGTTATATATAACATTGTTGATGCATCAATAGTAGTTCCGCTACCACCGCTACCAGCTGATCCTAATATAACAGATCCACCAGAAAATACTTGTTGTTGTACATTTAATATTTGTTGTGGTATTTTGGTTGTGTTAAATATATCAATATCTGCATCAATAACTTGTGCCCATTGTACTCTTTTCAATGAATATCTTTTTTGTATAGTTGATTTTCTATATTCTTGTTCTGCCATTAATGTACCATTAACAGTTAATGGCATTGTACATCTAACTAATCTATCTTCTCCAACTGTATTAATAGTTTCAAAACTTAAACTTCTAATAAATGTTCTATATTTATTAAATTCATTACCCCATGCAAATGTTCCATATGGCATAATTTGTTCTACCAATGTATTTAATTGAGTAGTAAAATCTGTCCATATTAATAAGTCATATTCTACATCTACATATTCTGGTATATTAATTGCATATAATTCTTCTGAAAGCATTGGTTCATTTGTTGGAACTGGAAATAATTCGTCTCTGTATTTATTTTGTTTGTTATAACTATTTTTATAAACAATCTGATTTCCGTTTGCAGGCCTATTTATATCTAATTTTTTTAACGTATCTCGTTCTTGTAATGAGTTTCGTTTAATCATAATTAAAGGAGATTGTAACATTCCCTTTTCATCACGTAAATATCCTAATCTTCTTACATTATCCCATTTTTCACCATTTGAAAATATTACAGGAACATCAATTAATTCTCCATTTGCATTTACTTGTGGCTGTATTTCATTTTCTATAAACCACTTTATAGCATAATCAATATCATATACAGTACGCTTTGGAGTTTTAACAATATCATCATCTCTTCGTATTTCGTTAGCTCTATTTAATAATTGATCATTTCTAGAGGATTCAGTACTTTTTAAAGATGGTTTATTTGTTTTACGATCTATATTTTGTCTATTCTCTCTAGACATTATTCAAATCCTTTATATGATGGTTCATTATCTGAACCAAATCTCATTTTTCTTATATTAGTTGGTGTTTGTCTAGTTACATGTGCATCACATAAAACAGATACACTATATCCAAAGTCACTACCATTAGGCCATGTTTCAGGATTTTTACCAGCAAAATATTGATTTGCGTCGACATTATCTAATTCATAAAATTCAGCATCCCATTTTACAATATCACCAACTTCTGGATAAAATCCTGCTTTTTCTATAATATCTCTTGAAATGCCAAATTGTGCAGTTCTGGTATATGAATGCCCATAATCATCCATTGATCCATTTTTATTTTCTTTAGTTATTACAACAGGAATTAGTATAGAATCAAAATATGTTTTAGATGTAGATTCTCCATATATATTTGAATTTGATTCTTCTACTACTAATTTGAAAAATTCTATTTCAGTATCTATAATAGAATTTATTAATTCTGAATTTATAGAAGCAAGAAATTTTGCATCCCGTTGTGTCCCAAATAATGCCATAATTTACCCTACGTATATTTTTGTTGGTATTCTAGATAATACTTCATTCATTGCATCATTTTCAGCTTGTTGTCTTGTCATCATACTCTCTTTAGTTAATTTGTCTAAAAATTCTCGTAATTGCGTAATTAATGCGTCTTTTTCTGTTTGTCCTTGTGTTACTAATTCAGATCCATTTAATGTTACTTCTGAATTTGGTATTGGTACTGTTGAATATTTTCCTCTAACGTATCCTAACATTTCTTTAATAATTGCCAATCCATATTTAATAATCCAAGCCCTACCCATATCATTAATATGACTAAATTGCTGATATGTATATGGAATATTTGATGCATCACTTATTACATTATTCATTACTGCGGTATTACCGAATAACACAGCTTGATCTGCTTTTTTCTCTTCATATACATATTCTACATAAAAAGAATCAAAATGTAAATCTGCTAACGATCCAGATACAGATGGTACTGGAAATATTTTTATATCATCGCCATGTACTTCAAATGACCAATGAGATTTTCTTATTCTATCATTAAATTCGATAGTTTGAATTCTTAATAAGTCTTGATGTAATGGCATCATCATGAAATTAACAGATGGTGAAAATCCACCAAAATCCATTGAATCTAATAAATTTTGTGATCCTAAACCTGTTCCTACAAATGGATCAAAATATCTTATAATTGCAGGTGGTACATTATGTAATACTCTTTTAATTTCAATTGAGCTAGATGCATCTAATGGTAACCCTGATTCAGATATAGCTGTTTTTATATTATAGTTTTGAACACCTGGCGATGTTTTTACTTTAGCTGTATACCATTTATCATGTCCTCCAGAATCAGCTTCTGCTCCATATGTTTTTGATAATTTTGTAACATATGACAATGAAGATCCTACCAATGTATTTGATAAACTTTCGCTTACTAAAAAGTCAGATCCTGTTTGTATTCCTAATGTGCTTAATAAATTATTTGTAATATTTACTTGATTTACTTGATTTGAGTATTCAATTACTGCTGATTCAAATGCTGTATAAAAATTTATGTCTATTAATTCAACATCCATAATTGGATATCCAACATTTTGTGCTGCAAACTTTGCAAATGCATCTGATTGAGTTTGAAACATAGTATCATTGTCAAAGAACCCAAATGGTGTATTTCCTGCGGTAAAAGATGAACTTCCGGGCCAAATTGGCTTATTTTCACTATAATCTGCCATGTATTCCTTTTATTATAAATATTATTGGAGTTTAGTTAATGTAGTTTCTAATAACTGCATTTGCTCTAATGTTTCTATTTTACCTACTGATATTTTTCTTATTGCATGAAATGATTTAATTGCTGGATATGGAGTCATTATCTTAACTGTTATTAATTCTGCTCCTTTGCCTAAGTCTTGTTCAATGTGAACCATTAAGACCATTCTTATTGCTCTTATGCGATCTAAACAATCAACAAGATTGCCTTTATAGCGTATACGCATTTGCATTGAATATTTTGTTCTAGGTACTGCCATAATACTTCTTTTATTATAAATATCAAAACAGTAAGAAAGGGATGAAATAAATCATCCCTTCCTAGTTTATGTTAAATAAAATTTAATTAGTTATTAAAACTATTAAACTGTATCTAATCCAGCAACATATACTTTACCGTAGAATTCTGGTCTAACCATTTTCTTAGCATATCTTGTCATTACACCTTTTCTTGGTGTGAAATTAACAGGATCGTATACTAGTGGAGTCATAATTAAAGGTACGTATGGAGCATAAACTGCACCAGTTTCAAGGAATTGAGCTCCTCTATAACCCATAAGGATTACGTTCTCTTTCATGTATGGATTCTTATAAACTGTGTATCTATTATTGATTGAACCAATTTTTTGAACACCAGCAGCAAATTCCATTTTAGTACCATCTGTGTCGGCAGCAAATCCAGGAATAGATTCTAGGATAGTTGCAACAGCAGGTGATGTTACTAAGAAATTAGCGCCACCCCTTAGGGTTTTTTGATGAATTTTATTAGATACTTTTTGAAGTTTAGTTCCTAAAGTTTGGAACCACTCTCCTTGAGTATTATAATATCCACCAGCATCAACAGCTTTTCCTTCGAATGCTGTTCCAGCGGCATTAATAAATTGATTAGATTGAGCTGACCAATATTCAGTTGTTACTGCGCCATTGATTAACATATCTAAAATTTCAAGATCAATTTCCATTGATACATATTCACTTAACATTGAAGTTAATTCAGCTTCAGCGTCAATTGAGTGATATGCATTCAAATCTTGAGCAAATTCAGGAGTCCAAACAGCCTTTAACTTTCTAGTCTTAGCTACGATTGGGTCTGATTGCATTTCAAGATTTACTTCTGGAATATTAATGTCAGTACCATTATCGATACCAGTATTAACACTTGATCCAGCAAATGGGTTACTATCTTCAAAATCACCTCTAGTAGTATCAGATGGTTGTTTGCTATATTTAACTGTGAATCCTCTATGGGTTCCATTAGCTAATAACGCACCTGATCCTGTTGCTACAAATATTACATTGTCACCACTAACTTTTGTTAATGCTGGGAATATACTAATTGCAGTTGCACTTGATTGTGATTCAATTGTAAATGATCTTACAGCTGTTGCATCTGATCCTGATAATGATGAAAGTGGTAAAGTTAAAGTTTTATGTTCAACTGTATTTTTACCTAATCCAATAATATCACCATCAAAATTTAATGAAGCTGATGTTGCACTTGCAATTGTTACGTCTAAACCAAATCCACCAGCACCTGCAGCAGATGATGTTTCATTGATTGAATATCCAAATCTACCAGCACCATATAAACCACCAGAAGCGTCTGCAGCATCAGATGTTACACCAAACATAGAGTTGTTAGCATTTGGAGAACCAAATTTAAACTCATTAGATGTACCACCAGTTGTTTCAAAGCCTGGTTGAGATGTACCGTATTTAAAATCTAGATAAAATACTAGTCCTGAAGGTAGGTTCATTGGTTGTACAGAAACGAATTCTTTTGCTGCAAATTCAGCAAATATTCTTCTTACCAATGGTAAAGCTACACCAGCCCACTCTTCAGAGTTAGCAGATGTACCAGTTGATGAAGCTTCTTTCACTAATTGTCTAGCTTGATTTTCAAGCAATTGAGACATACCAGATCTTTGAGTATCTCCATCTAATCCTTCAAGAAGTCCTGTTCTTTCCCATTTTGATACTAAACCTTTAGCAGCATTTCTTTGGGAAGGATTATTGTCTTCTAATAAAGATGAAATTTCCATTTTTATTTTTCTTTCTTGTTTAAAGCAAACCGGCTAATTTTTTCCATCTATTAGCTAATTGGTTGCCTTCATTAATAATTTGTTTAGTTGGTTCACTTGGAGCTGTTGTTCCTGAAGCTTTAGATGCGAAACTTTCTTTCACAATCTTTTTCTTTTTAACAGGAAGTTGAAAACTCTCAGCTAATGTACTAAACACTAATTTTACTTCTCTTGTATTACCAGCTCTATCAAAATTTTCAATTACTGTCATTTTTTGATTTTCTGATAATTCAAAATTTCTGAATAATTTATTCGTATAAAGAAGTTTTGCATTTAAAAGATTAACTTCGTTGATTGTGCCTCTTAAAGATTCAATAGTGTCATACGCTTCAGTAAGTTCTTCGACCATTTCATCAACCTTTTTGTCGTCTTTTTCATCGCCTTTAGGTTCTTCATGTTCTCCGCCTTTACCGCAGTGTGCTTCATCTAAGTCTTCATTGACTTCATCTTCAGAAAGAATTTCTTCGATAATTTCATCGATATTAAAAGATTCTTCAATATCTTTTTCATCTTTTTTATCATCTGCTTTAGGCTCTTCGTGTTCTCCACCTTTACCACAATGCATTTCATCGATTGTTTCATCTTCAGTTAATTCTTCTTCATAAAGATCTTCTTCATTTAGATCTTCTTCAAGTTCACGTATAATTGCTTCTAATTCTAAATCTTCTTCTGTCATATCAGTTGGAGCAGGATTTTCATCTGCAGGATTTTCATCTGCAGCATACATCATACCATCTTCAATTGGAGCTTCGTCAACAGGAGCTTCAGGTGCAGGTGCAGGAGCAGGTGCTTCCATGTCCATTTCCATTTCTGGAGCAGGTGCTGGAGCAGGTGCTTCCATATCCATTTCCATTTCTGGAGC